GAGAGTTATCTGAATATATGTCAATGTCATATCCAACAATGTTATCTAAATTAAAGAAACCTGATAGTCTAAAGATTAGTGAAGCTAGAAGATTATGTGGAATACTTAATTTAGATTTAAACCAGTTACTAACTATAAATAAATAATATGGAAACAAAGAAAGATATTTTAAATAGATTATTTGTAGAAAATAATTTAACAAGTGAAGATGTATTTTCGCATCAGCATTATAAAATTATAACAAGAGCGGGTATAGATAAGATACAAGCGAATGTTGATATACAGATAATATATGATGTAATTAGATGTGAATCTAATTTTGCAGTAGTTAAAGCTAAAGCTAAAATGGGTGACAAACAAATAGAAACATTTGGTAGTGCTTTAAAAGGTGCGAATTATCAAGACGGAAACACCAATACTTGGTATGTTATGGAGATGGCTGAGAAAAGAGCGATGTCTAGGGCGGTTCTTAAACTAGCAGGATTTTACGAGCTTGGAGTATTTGGAGAAGATGAAAGCGAAAGTTTTAAAAGGAATAATAATTAATAAATAAAAATGATATGTATAAAATAAGAGGAAAAATAATAGATATAAAAAATGAAACTATAACCAGTAAAGCAGGTGATCAGTTTGAAAAAATGTATATAACAATAGAAGAAACCAATTCAGGATTTGACCATATACAACAATTTGAAATCTTTGGAAAAGAAACAATTGAAAACATAGAAGGTTCTAAAAAATTAGCACACGGACAATTTGTTAACATTGATTTCTATATTAAGAGTAGAGAATTTAAAGGTAAGTTTTACAATGCTTTAATGGTTAAGGGTATTCACATTGAAGATAGCGTACAGCGAATAAGTGAAGAATCAACACCATTTTAATTAATCTTGGTAGTGCCTATGTTAATATTTTGTTTTGTTAAATAGTTATTAATTTTGTAATATAGGCACTATCATTTTAAACTCATCAATATGAAAAAAACATACTTCAATCACGATTCAAACGCAAGACACGATTATAGAGTAATGAAAATGAGAGCCAAGCTAGGCATGGAATCTTATGGTATTTTTTGGGCTTTATTAGAAATGTTATTTACAGAAGAAAATAAAATATGTATAGATGATTACGATACATTAGCTTTTGGTCTGCAATGCGATTCTAAAATACTAAAGAAAGTAATAGAAGATTTTGATTTATTTGTTATTGAAGATGGTTGTTTTTATTCTAAGCGTTTAAATAAGCAAATAGAAAGTATTAATAGTAAGAGTGCTAAAGCTAAAGAGAATGCTTCTAAAAGGTGGAATAATGCAAACGCAAAGCAAACGCAAAGCGATAGCAATGCTAGTAGAGTAGAAGTAAAAGTAAATAAGAGTAAAGTAAAGAAAAGTAATTATTATAATGATATTTCTTTTCCTGATTATTATGATATTCATTATGCTAAAAGAATAGAACAGGATATAAACAAGACTAAAGAATATCACGAACACTTACGAAGTATTGGTTATATACAACAAAGAAACAATTACAACGGTGAAACTAAATGGATTAAAAAATGAAATACATAATATACATAGATAAAACAGGAGAGGGAAAATATCTATATAGTCCGGGGATAATGAATGAGAAGAAGTATAAAAAATGGATAAAAGAAAACCCTAATATTAATATATACAAAGTCGATAAATATGAGGAGTAAAGAATATGAATTACAAAAATCTATTTGTAAATATTTAGATTTACAGAACGTATTATACTGCGGCTCTATGGGTGGCAATTATCAAGCACATATGTCTGTTAGAATTAGAGCCAAAAAAAGCGGATACAAACGTGGATTTCCTGATTTGTTTATCTATGAACCCAAAGGTAAATGGCACGGTCTAGCAATAGAATTAAAGGTAGGATATAATAGAGCAACTAAAGAACAGTTATATTGGCGTAATGAGCTAAATAAGCGTGGATATATTTCTGAAATCTGTTACACGCTAGATGAAACAATTAGTTTAATAGAAACATATATGGGAGGATTTATAAAATGAAAGTAAAACCAACATTTTTTAACACAAGAACAGAACGATTACATTGGGATTACATTGATACTAACAATCACTTGTTTACAATTTTGTTTGATACAGGTGCGGAGTTGTCTTTTATTTTAAGAGATTTGAAAAAAAACAATAATATATTAAATTATATTTATAATAAAATGCACAGAAGATTTGATAATGTAGCTGAAATTAATATAAGTAGAATATCTAGTGTAGAATATAATTTATTAAAACAATATAAAGTGCCTTCGGTGGTCAAAATATGTTAGACAAATACTTAATAGAAAACTATCATAAGTTAAAAGATATTGCTTATAACATAACAAGCGGTAAAGATAAAGATGACTTATTTAGTTTTGTGATTGAGGAATTATATAAATGTGATCAGGAAAGAATAGAGCAAATAATAGAAAAGAAACAAATGACATTTTATGTCGTTAGAGTAATGATGAATCAATATCATTCTAAAACAAGTAGATATCATTATAAGTACAGAAAGTATTATGAGTATCACACAACAACAACAATAGAATCTATAACACCTGATAATATAATAGAAACTAAAGCAGAAAAGGAATTAGTAGAAAAACGATTAGAATGGGTAGAGGAAAAGCTAAAGGATTTATATTGGTTTGATGCAGAATGTTTTAGAATCTATTATAGAGAAGGTTATAGTTTATCTGAAATGGCTAGAGAAACAAGAATTAACAAGAACACATTGCATAAAGCAATTACTAATGTTAAAAACTACCTAAAAAACGAAAGATGAAAAAAAGCAGAATAATAAGAGCATTGAAAAGTTATAATAATTCAGATTTAAAAGACAAAAAGATTTGTAAATTTAAAGACGAAAAAGGAAAGAGTTATTTTTTAGGCGAAGAACAAATGTATATGGAAAAAATAAGAGAAGGTATGAACTTAGTTTTATATAAAGTTTTTGAAATTTTAGATGATGACAAGTTAAAAGAAAAAATATTAAAAGCATTTAAAGATGACGAAAAAAAGTAGGGGTTTAGGAGATACAATAGAGAAAATAACTAAAGCAACAGGAATAGATAAGGTTGCTAAAAAAGTGCTTGGTGATGATTGCGGATGTAGTGATAGGCGTGATAAGCTGAATAAACTTTTTCCATATAGTAAGGTAAGACAATTTACAGAAGATGAATTAAAAATATATGAATCTGTATTACCTAGAATAAAGGAAAGAATAAGCGGTGACGATCAGTCTATAATGGTTAGGCTATATAATAAGGTGTTTAACGCTAATAAAAAACCTAGTAGCTGTACACCTTGTGTACGTGAAACATTAGCTAAGTTAAAAAAGGTGTATCAAAATAGTTGTAAGTTAGATGAGGAAACACACTAAGGTTTATTTAGATTTCTTCAATTATGGAGAACAGGATTTTATACCCTGCGAAATGGAATGCGGAGATAAAGCAGTTGACATTCATCATTTACAAAGTCGTGGAATGGGTGGTTCAAAGAATAAAGATTATATAGAGAACCTAATGGGACTTTGTAGAGATTGTCATATTAAAGCGGAATCAGACCCTTCGTTCAATATGTACTGTAGAATAAAGCATTTAGAGAATGTATGCGTACAGGTATATGCTCTAATAGAATTAGATTTAAGATTAAAGGAATATGAAAATAGAAAGTAAATTAGTATTAGATTTAAAACCAGCTACTTATAATCCTAGACAAATAAGTACAAAGCAGTATAAGGATTTAAAGGTATCTATTAAGAAGTTTGGATTAGTAGACCCTATTATAATTAATAAAGATAATACGGTTATTGGTGGTCATCAAAGATTAAAGATATGTAAAGAACTTAAATACATAGATATTGAATGTGTAGTACTAGACCTATCAAAAGAAGAAGAAAGAGAATTAAACATTAGACTGAATAAAAACACAGGTGATTTTGATATGGATATATTAGCTAATGAGTTTGATATTGATGAACTTGTTGATTGGGGTTTTAAGCATATAGACTTAGATATTAACATTGATAAAATCACAGAAGGAAATACAGAAGATGACCATATACCTGAAGTAAAAGAAAGCAGAGTTAAACTTGGTGATGTTTGGCAATTAGGTAAGCACAGATTAATGTGTGGAGATAGCACAAAAGAAAGTGATGTTGCAAAGTTGATGAATGGAGATAAAGCTGACATGGTGTTTACTGATCCACCTTATGGAATGAACGCAGTTAGCAAAAGTGGAGTTTTAAGTAAAAAATATAAAAAAGATATAATAGGAGATGATGACACACAAATAGCTGAAAAAAGTTTTAATTTAATTAATGATATTTTTAAGTGTCCTCAAGTTTGGTGGGGTGCTAATTATTATGCAAATATTATACCAAACAGTGAAGGGTGGATAGTTTGGGATAAGAACAATGGGCAAAGCGATCAAACAGATTGCGAATTAGCTTATACAAATATAAGAAGTGTTTGTAGATTATATAAACAAGCAAGTGAAAAAAAGAACAGGGTTCACCCCACACAAAAACCCGTATCTTTGTTTTTATGGGTATTAGAAAGATTTAATTTAAAACCCGATATTGTATTAGATGTTTTTTTAGGTAGTGGTTCAACATTAATAGCTTGTGAAAAAACAAATAGAATATGTTATGGAATGGAATTAGATACTAAATACTGTGATGTAATTATAGAAAGATGGGAACAGTTTACTAACCAAAAAGCAAAGAAATGTGGGTAATAAAAATAGATAGCAAAAAGAAAGTAAAAGAATTTAGAAAGAAAATTAAAGATTTAAATGAAAGAGATTTATTTAAAAATAAGGACAATAATAATGGTGAATATAAGTGTACTAAAAGTAATAGTTAAATCTATATATCACCACTTTAAATAATACAAATGGCACAGAATAAAAAAGAGAAATTATTAAAAGCGTTACAAGAAACGCAAGGACTTATTTATCACGCTTGTAAAAAGGCTGGTAATATAAGCAGAAGTACATACTATCGTTATATGCGAGAAGATGAAGAATTTGCTAAAGCAGTAGAGGATATTAAGGAAGCACAGATAGATTATGTAGAAGGACAATTAATAAAGAATATATCTAGCGGTAAAGAAACAAGCATAATCTTTTATCTAAAGTCAAAAGCTAAGGATAGAGGATATGCTGAGAAGTTAGATATTACTAGTGGTGGCAAACCGCTAACCGAACTTAAAATTGAAGTTATTGATACAGGCAAAGATTAAAACAACAAATGTATTTCATAAGGCGTATAGGTCTAGCACACGAATAACTTGTTTACAAGGGGGTACTCGTTCTTCAAAGACCTATTCGCTCTGTCAATTGTTTATTGTTAAATGCTTAGAAGAAACTGGCAAGATATTTACAATATGCAGAAAGACACTACCAGCACTTAAAGGAACTGCATACCGTGACGTGTTGAATATCCTAAAAGAAATGGATTTATATTCAGAATCTAATCATAATAAATCAGAATTATCATATACGCTTAATGGCAATCTAATTGAATTTATTTCTATAGATCAGCCTCAAAAAATTAGGGGTAGAAAGCGTGATTATCTTTGGCTCAATGAAGCAAATGAATTTGACTTTGAATCGTGGACACAGCTAACCTTAAGAACAACAGATAAAATCTATTTAGATTACAACCCTTCAGACCCATATAGTTGGATATATGAAAAGGTAATAACTAGGGATGATTGTACTTTTATAAAATCAACATATCTAGCTAACCCATTTTTAGATGAAGATACAATAGCAGAGATTGAAAGATTAAAAGACATAGACCCTGATTATTGGCGTGTCTATGGAATGGGTGAAATCGGTTCTATTCAAACAATGATATTTAGGAACTTTAATTTAGTAGATGATGTGCAAGGACGTTTAATTGGATACGGACTTGATTTTGGATTTACTAATTCACCTACAGCATTAGTAGAAGTAAGGCAATTAGAGGACAGCTTATATATTAGAGAACTATTATATGAGAAGCGTTTAACTAATACAGACTTAGCTAACAAACTTCGTGAATTTGGTATTGATAGAACAACAGAGATAGTTGCTGACTCCGCAGAGCCAAAGAGTATCGAAGAAATATATAGACAAGGATTTAATATAAAACCCGCTAAGAAAGGTGCAGGAATACATTTAGGCATTGACATAATGCGTAGATATAAACTGAATGTAACTAAGGATAGCTTAAATGCTATTAAAGAATTTAGAAGCTATAAATGGGCAACAGATAAAAATGGTGATGTATTAAATGCACCCGTAAAGATTAACGACCACTTAATTGATGCTACACGTTATTTGTGTTTAAACAAGCTGTCAGTTAATCATAGTGGCAAGTATTATATATTGTAAAAAACGAATTATAAACTTTTATATTTATTAGTAATGAAAGAGGTTAAATTAACAATACCTACGGAATGGTCAGACATAACAGTTGAAGTATATCAGAAATATATTAAACTACAGGAAAGCAAAACAGAGGAAGAAAAGCTAGTTGTTAAGAGTTTGGCTTTATTATGTAACACAACAGAAGAAGTCGTTATGCAAATGGAATATAAAGACCTGTTGGATATAATGAATATTTTAAAAAAGATTCTTGATAAAGAACCAGGCGAGATTACTTTCCAAAAGGTGTTTAAATTTAAAGGTGAAGAATATGGCTTTGTGCCTAATCTTAGTAAACTGAGTACAGGTGAATATATAGATTTGGAAGCATATTGTAAAGACAATCCAATGCAAAACCTTCACATTATTATGTCTATTCTATTTAGAAAGGTGGTTAATAAAAGGAATGAAAGATATTCAATTGAACCTTACGACCCTGATCAGTTTAAGGAAGAATTGTTCAAAGATTGTCCGATGAATGTGGCGTTAGGTGCGCTAGGTTTTTTTTTGACTTTAGGGTTGAACTTGGAGAACGCTTTGCATCGCTCTTTGGGTCAGCAGGAGAAGAAACAGAAGCTGTAAGCATGAACTCTAAATGGGGTTGGTATAATACCTTATATGCTCTTTCAAACAATATCTTGGATATTGAGAAAATAACAAAACTGCCTATTATGGAAGTGTTAACATACTTAGCATATAGACAGGATTACGGTAATAAACAAAGAAACAATTATGATAACTTTTAGACAAGTAATAGGATTTTTAGAAACGATAGCTGATAAGCATTATGAAATAAATAGCTTTCATAGTGGTGGGTTAGATGAAGTGGATATTAAGAAGCTAGGAGCAGAAGACTATGCTATATTATATGCAGACCCTGGAGAAGCTACTATTGATACTGGTGTTATGACCTATTCGTTTAAAATATATGTGATGGATATGGTTAATGACCAAATTGAAGGTGATGCACCTAACAATCAACGATTAAATAGAGTAGATACATTTTCTGAAACTCTACAAATACTACACGATGTGATTAACGAATTTAAACAATCTATTAATTCTAAGTCTTGGGTAGATAATGAAGTAGTATTAGAAACACCTATAATATGTGAAGCTGTAGTAGGTGAATTTGCTAATGAGTTAATCGGATGGTCTGCTGATATATCAGTTGATGTAAACAACCCTAACAATCTTTGTATTGCACCAATAATCGCTAATTCATAGTAGATGAAGCTAACTAACACTAAAAAAGCTGTAAGAAAGTTTGCTATAGGAGTTATTAAAAGTGCTCAAACCAATCTAGTAAAGAGTAAAATGAGAAATAGTGCTTTGATAAAAAATATGCAGTATCATATTATACATAAAAAAATGGCTAGGGTGGTAGAATTGGTGGAGTTTACTTTTGGTAATTCAGATGACTATTGGATGTATGTTGATGAAGGGGTAAGAGGAAAAGGTGGATATAAAGGAAAAGGTGGAAGGGGTAGAGCAAGGGGACAAGGGAGTCCGTTTAGATTTAAAAAGAATAATATAAAAAGAGGCGTAATAAAGAAATGGATTAAGAGAAAGGGTGTAAGGTTAAGAGGTGCTAAGGGTAAGTTTATAAAGAAAACAGCAAAGAATATAAGAAATGCTGCTTTTGTTATTGGTAGAGCAATAGCATTAAGAGGACTAACACGAACTCAATTTTTTACTCAAGCATATGAGAAACAATGGAAAATACATATAAATAAAATAACAAACGCTTATGCTGAAGATGTAGCAAAAGACGCAGCAGATAAAATGAAAAAAACATAAAGATTAAAAAACATAAACAATGGCATTATCATTTGAACAAGAACCAATATCAGATTCAACAACATCACCTGTTATAACTAACTGGACACCTATTGTCCCTTATGTGTTATATCAGAACGCAAGTATTGCATCTTATTTTTATTATAAGCTAGTATTAGAGATTAGAATAGACGATGCTTCAGGAACACTTCTAGGTAAAATAAAACAACGTAGAAATGGTTATAGCGTAGATATAGCTGCGAATAAAGCTAGAGCAATATTTGATTTAAAAGACATTGTTAACAGTCAATTGCAAGATACTAACGCTGACCAAAATGCAACAACTAAAACAATACACAAAGTAGGTACTAATTCTGCAACTACACCATTTAGTCAAAACAATAATCAATTCTTAACTATATATGTTAAGGGCTATCAAAACTACTCTACTGCGGCTAACACATCACCTGCTGATGTTACTTCAGGTTCTGTTAATGATACTAAATTCTATATAGCTGCATCCTTAGATTTAAACACAGCTAGGGGAACTGCTGATTTTCAAGATACTGCTTTTAGCTCTTATTCTTTAAGTGGTTCTACCTCTTTATTTTTAAGTGATCTACAAGATAGTAGTGCTGATAATATAGGTACTGTAAAAAGAAACTATATTCAATCCACAGACTATCACACTATCGGTATGTTAAACGGTGTTAGTGATTTAGCTAGTGATGCTTATTTTATAGGAATACAATATTACGATTCTTCTAATAATGTTATTAATTCACCTGGCGGTACAGCTATTGAATATATATCTAACACAAACGCTAATGGTGGTGCAAATCCTGATACTGAAGTTAATACTAATCCTGAAAGATTAATATACTTTGGATGTGGCGCTGCTAACTTAGAATCACAATCTAGGAACACACAAGCTAGACCGTCTGAATTTGATAATTGGGCGTACTATACTATACGTGCATACGATTCTGATGCAACTACTCCAAAATCTGCTCTTTATTATTTTATAAATCAAGACGGTTCTTGTAAGGGTTATAAGGTTAGAAGATTAGCTTGGCGTAATAGCTTAGGGTGCTTTGATTATTTTAACTTTAAAAAGAAATCTACTCAAACAATAAATGTAACTAGAAATAACTACAATACACTTTTAGGTAATTTCAATAGTGATATGTATAGTTATAATAATTTTAGTAGAGGTAAAAATACTAGAAACACAACTGCTATTGTTAAGGAAGTAATAAACACAGATTGGATTACAGAAGAAGATGCTGTATTACTAGAAGGTCTTATAGTTTCAACAAATATACAAATTGTAGAAAACGCAGACACTAACTATACTGTTCCTGTTTTAGTTACTGACACTAGTTTTATTAAAAAGACTGTAGCTAATGATAAAATGATTAAATACACTATTAATATAGAATATGCAAACCCTATAAACACTAATTCATAATGGCTCAAACTAGATTAGTTGCATACAGAAAAGCTACAAGTGCTGCTACAGCAGATACAACTTATGAACTGGATTTACAAGAAAATCCTAGCATAGCTCTTAACTTTCAATTCTCTGACATTAAAGAACCTGAAACTAGAAAGGGTAGTTATTCTCAAACATTCAAATTACCGTTTACGGATAACAACAATGAGTTTTTTCAAAATTGGTTTAATGTTAATTTAGAAACATTAGTATTTAGTGCGAGATCTAAATTTGATGCTGTTTTATATGTGGGAACAATACCGCAATTTGAAGGCTTTATACAATTAAAATCAGTATATCAAAAAGCTCAATTATACGAAATAGTGTTAACTTCTAATACTGCTAATTTGTTCAGCACTATAGGAAATCAAAAACTACAAGATGTATTTAAAAATGCAGACGGTAGTTATGACACACAACTGAATCACGTATATAGTTTTACTAGCACTACGAATAATACTTTATATAATTCTTGGAAGGGAGATAGTAGTGCCTTTGTAAACACATCAGGTGTATCATTAAGAGATACTTCTGTTAATGTTCAAAAGGTGGTATATCCTCTTTCAGTAACGCAGCCTAATTTTTATTTTAACCCTAATGAAACAGATGCAGACGGTAATAATGTTAAAAGATTTTTGCGTTTAGATGCAGCAGCAATTACTGCTATTAATGACTTTGAAGTATCATCTGCTCTTAGTGTGCCTTGGTCACAATTCAGACCTGCTGTTCAGTTAAAAACATTAATTAAATTAATTATAGCTAAAGCGGGATTTAGTTATACTTCTGATTTTATAGATGGTGATTATTTCGGTAAGCTATTTATGACTACAGGAAATCATTTAGAATTATCAGCAACTCCAACAACTAATAGTAATGCTAACCCTAGCGGACTTATGGATGTTGGTAATAGTGGTGCTTGGGGTGTAGAAACAACTACATCAACATCTTTGCAATATAGTGAACATATAGTACCTGCGAATACTTCAACACCTGTTACTAACTTCACCGCTCCTATGGATGCTGATAATCTATGGAATGAAACATATAGCTATTTTACACGTGAAGATATTAATATGACACAAATAAGTGTTAAGCACATTGTCGGTGCAGTTAATATAGCTGCTTATGCAGGTAGTGAAGTTGAATTTGAAGTTATCCTAAGACCATTTGACACATCGACTAACACACCTGAAATTGGCACTTTTCCATATGCTAGTATTCAATCGGCTGTTGCACCTAGTAGTGGGGGTGCTTTAGCTTTTCCTGGATTTTGGGATTTTGACTTATCTAATATGCCTACAGGTGCATCTGCTCAAATAGTTGTCATTGTATCTAACTATAAAAGTAGTGGGGGAACAATGACCTTAAGCGTAGGAGGTGCTACTACTTTTGGAGCGGGTTTATTCAATATACCCTACGGATTACATAGCAATATAAGAATGGATTGGGTTGGGTATAGTACCGATATATATGGTGCTACAGTAGATGTGCCTTCTTGTATAGACCCTAGCATAACACAAAGAGATTTTCTAAAAGACATAATACAACGATTTAATTTAGTAGTGGCAACTGACCCTAATGATGCAGCAAACCTAATTATCGAACCATACAACGATTATTTGGATGATGGCGAAACTAAGTATTGGACAGACAAAATAGACACATCTAAAGAGATAATTGTAAAAGATACTACACCTCTACAAAAAAAGACAATACATTTAACAGACCAAGAAGATGTTGATTTGTATAATAAAGAATTTAAAGAACGCTATCCTGATATTAATGTTTACGGTCATCTAAAGATAGATGAAATAAATAATGATTTTGCTACTGGAGAACTTAAAAATAATTCTATATTCTCACCGTTTATAAATGGACAGGTATTTGCAAATGAAAATACACAGCTCGGAACGTATCTTCCTAATTTATCTCCACATTATGAATTTAGCTATGAGGAGAAAGACGGTCAATATGTAAATAAAATAAAGAAAACAAAACCTAAACTATTTTATTACAATGGTATTGCTACTACGGTTCTTGACACCGCAGGATCATCTACTTCTTATAATCTACACCGAGTATATAATAATTCAGGTACAGATACTGTAACTGCATATAACTTTACTTTATATCCTGTATGTAGTCCTTTTGATATTACACCGTCTAGTAACTTATATACACTAACTGCGGCTAACAAGAGTTTATATTGGAACTCATCTCCTCCCCTAGTTGGTTCATTGTCAATATTTAATTATACTAATAGCGTAGGTAGTTGGTTTAATAATGCTTTATACGGATTGTATTGGAAGCAATATTTAGATAATATATATAGTACAGAAGCTAGGATAATGGAATGTCATCTAAACTTAGATGAAATAGATATATTTAATTTTAAATTTAATGATGAGATATTTATTAAAGACACCTACTGGCGTGTTCTTAATATATCCAATTATCAAGTGGGTGGTGATGCTTCAACTAAAGTAACCTTATTAAAAGTAGTAGATGAAATAACACAATGCGAAGGATGCGATTATGTGTTAGGTGAAATAGATGGCTCTAACACTCTTGGTAATACATTCTTTTTATGGTGTCCTGACACTAACCCAGGTTGCACTCCTGATTTAAGCCCTTCAGATTATTTAGGTTTATATACAAGTCCTGAATGTTGTAATTGTTCAGGTGGTATTCCTTTCTATTGGGCTACTGCACAAGCATCTAATGGTTTATATCCTTGTTTAGCTAATTCAGGTAGTTTACCTATCCGTATTCAAAGTATATTTTCTAGCACTAACATATTATCAGGTGCAGATTTAAAAACTCTTATATATGAAAAAATTGGCGGTTTAAATAGACCGCTTATTAGGGGAGTGGATAATAATAAATACAGCAGACCAATGCTGCCTTTATATGGTGATGATATGGTTATTAAATACACAACTAAAAAAAGAAATATACCGCAACTCAAAGGAGAGTCACACAAGATAGTATTATCAGGTAACACATCAGGTAATAATAGGGGTTATGCTTATCCTGAATCAGATGCTTATAATACACCTTTAAAAATACCACAAAATACTAATATGATTATTAGGGTTAAAGGATTAGCTACAGTTGTAGGTGGAACAAGTGCAACTTATATAAAGGGATATACAGAAGGTTTTGCTTATTATACTGTCTTTAAGGATGTTAATGGAACAGTAACACAACTAGGTACAACAGGCGGTACTTCTGAATTTTCATTAAAAGAAACAGGTGTTGCTACTTGCACATTATATATAACAATAGATAATGGTGTATTGCGATTTGGATTAAATGATAGTCAAACGGATACTAAGCGAATATGGCAACTATCCGCAGAAATAGATATTAACAAAATAGATAATATGAATATTGGATTTGATGAAAATTGGGCTTTATATCAAAATTCACAAAACATAAAACTACAAAACGGAGATTATTTAATATGGAATTAAAAAAATATATAGAAGCAACATCAAGACTAATGCCAACATTAATTGATCATATTCAATTAGTGGAATATAAAGATAAGGAATTAGATTTTGTTTATGGTATAGAAGAATATCACACAAGTTTTAGAAGAATGTTTAAACAATTAATAAGAATAATATGGCGATAAAAAAAATAATAAAGTTACTAGTAGATACAGGAGATGCTAAAAAAGACCTTGATGATATATCAGACGGAGTTGATAACATAGATGAAGGAACAAAAAAATCCAAACGTGGATTCATTGGATTGACAGGTGGTGTTAAAATGCTAAGTGGGGCTTTTAAAGCTATGGGAATAGGGCTTATTATAGCTGCTTTTGTTAAGTTAAAAGACTTGTTTAGTGGAAATATGGAAACCGCTAGAAAATTTGAAAGAGCAGGGGCTAGAGTTTCAGCAATGTTTGATGTTATTAGAGATAGGTTAGAACCATTATTTGAAAAATTAATGTCAGTATTTACTGACCCAAAACAAGCTATTAAGGATTTATGGCAAACATTGAAAGAAAATATTGCAAATAGAATAGAGGCATTAATTGATACTTTTAAAGCATTTGGAAAAGTTATTAAGGGAGTGTTTACATTGGACGTGCAGATGATTAAAGAGGGTGCTAGCGACGCTGCGGATTCATTTGTTCAGTTAGCAACAGGATTAGATGACGTTCAACAAGGGGCAATTAAAAACGGTATTAAAAGCGTTACAAAAGAACTGAACGAGGAGGGCGACGCTGCCGACAGATTAACTTTAGCACTACAGAAGGTTAGAGATATGGAGCGTGGTATGCTAGGTGTTAGAGCAGAAGCAAATAAAATAATTGCTGAATCTAGGTTATTAGCAGAGGATGACACCAAGAGCAATGAAGAAAGACTAGAAGCATTAAAGGCAGCAGTGGCAGAAGAAGAAAGAGTTGCACAGATTGAGATGGATATACAACAGGAAAAAATAGATGCACTACAGGGCTTAATTGATTTAGGAAAATCTAGTGAGGAAGATATACAGAAACTAGCAGAAGAAAGAGCTAGACTTACAGAATTACAAACTGCATCAATACTAAGACAAAAAAGGGTTGCAGCAGAGGTGGGAGTGTTTACAGCTAAAGTAAATACAGATGCAGCTAAAAAAGAACAAGAAAAATTAGATAGAGCAGAAGCATTAATACAAGCACAAGAAAGGGGGTTAGAGGTAACTGAAGAAATGACTAGCAAGGAGATTAATGCAATGATTAAGACTTTTGATAAAGAACAAGAACTTGAAGCTAAGTCATTAGATACGCTAGAATCTTCACTTATGAGCAAGGAAGAATTAGAGTTAAAAGCTTCAGCAGATAAGTTTCAAAAGTTAATTGATTTAGCCAACAAATACGGACAAGACACAACAGAATTAGAAGAAAGGCTAAGACTGGAACAACAAGCAATACGTGACAAATTTGATGAAGAAGAATTAAAAAAAGAACAAGAGTTACAAGATGCTAAGTTTAATGCAGTAAATAGCAACATAGATAAAGTACAGGCGGCACTTAGCTCTTTAGCACAAATTAGGCAAGAACAAATGACTGCAGAACAAAATGCTTTAGAGAAGCAACTAGAAGATGGCATAATAAGTGAAGAACAGTTTGAAAAGAAAAGTGCAAAAATAGCAGAGGAAGCATTAAAAAGAGAAAAGCGAAACGCTAAATTTCAAATTCTAATAGACACAGCACAGGGTATAGCAGCAGCAATTAAGGCAGGAGCAGGTGTTCCGTTTCCTGCAAACTTGGGTGCAATACTTTCAGGTATAGCAGCAGTTGTTGCAGGTATAGCACAAGCGAAAGCAGTTATGAATAAAGTGCCTGGTGGTGGTGGTGGTGGTGACGTAGATGCTTCAACAGGTGCTATTGGTGGCATTGGTGCTGGACTTTTGCCAAATATGAATGTCTTAAATCCGCCAACAGGAGATTCAGATATGCAACCTGTTCAAGCATTTGTAGTAGAAACGGATATATCTAATGCACAAGCACTACAAGAAGAACTTGAAATACAAGCTACTTTGTAAACAAAAATACAAACTTTATATTTATAAGTGTTATGAGTAAAAAAAGAAAACTAATAGAATTAATCATAGATGAAACTGCAGACCACTTTGGTGTTGACGCAATAAGCGTTGTTAAGTTTCCCGCAATAGAAGAAAACTTTGTATTCTTTAATAATGACTTTTTAAGTCTAGCAAAAATAGATGAAGAAAAGAAACAATTAATCGGTGCTATTCTAATACCTGAAAAACGAATACCTAGATTAGATAAAGATACTAACGAAGAATATGACGTGTTCTTTACTACGGAAACTATTAAACAAGCACAGAAGCTATTTATGCTTAATCTAAATAATAATAATCATACATTAGAACACAAAGAACCAATACAAGGTTTAACGGTTGTAGAATCGTGGATAAAAGAGGATAAGAAATACGATAAATCAAATATGTATGGTTTTAAGAATTTACCTGTTGGAACTTGGTTTGTACAAGTAAGTGCAGAAAACAATCCTGAAATTTGGGAAGCAATAAAGAATAAAGAAGTAAGAGGATTTAGTATAGAAGGATATTTCACAGATAAACTAATTGAAGCATCAAGACAAAAGGATATATTAGATGAGGTTTGCTTAGATTGTCCTGATGAGGTTATGATGGGTAAAATAAAAGATGTCATTTTACAGAATGAATTAAATCCTGTTGGTTCTTTAGACGGTGAGCCTTTATTTAGAAGTAAAGAAGAAGCGGAACTATATGCTGAAATGTTTAAAGGTTGTCAGGGTTCGCATCCACATAAAGTAGATGGTGTAACATTATATATGCCTTGCGAAGATCATTCGTCAGCTACAATGAAAGAGGAGTTATATACTAAGAGCGGCAAAAAGAAGTACAAGCGTAAATATAAAATGCTAGAATATGTGGCATTTGCTAAACGTATGGCATTAGCTAAATATCCTTGGAATAAATGTATTCGTGATATGATGAAGGAATATGGCTCTAAAGAAACTGCGGAAAAAGTATGTGCTGCTATCAAGAATAGAACAATAAGTTACTAAAAGAAATAAACAATTTTAACACCTTTATATTTATTAATGTTATGGGAACACTAGAAAAAATTTTAAATATTTTAAAAATGAAAAATGAACCAAAATCTTATAGCGTGAAATTTTACGCTGAAATGAAATTAGATGACGGTCGTACACTAGCTACAGAAGATGAGCAGTTTATGATTGGGTCTAAAGTATTTGCTATTGGTGATGACGGAGAAGCAGAGCCATTAGTTGCAGGTACTTATACAATGGAAAACGGAAACAAAATGACTATCGGAGATTCATCTGAAATCTTAGATTTAGGCGAAGAAAAAGAAGCTGAGGATGTAGAAGAACCTAAAGAAGAAGAAATGTCAGAAGAATCTAAAGAAGAAGAATTAGCTGAAGAAGCTGATGTTGCTGATTGGGAAGGTATGGAAAAAAGAATTAAAAATTTAGAAGATGCTGTAGCTGATTTAAAAGCTGATAAAGTAGAAGCATCTTCTGAAGAATTATCTGAAGAAGATTCTAAAGAAGAAGATTCTAAAACAGAAATGAGCTCTGAGGTTATAGGTGAACTTATGACACAAATAGAAGAACTTAAAGGAAAGATAGTTGAGTTAAGCGGAGAACCTGCAACGGAAAGTATTAATTATAATCCTGAAGGAACTCACTTTAATTCTACTATTGATTTAAAGAAACTGTCAACTAAAGAGAGGGCAGCATATTACATTAACAATAAATAATAATTAAAAATGGCAAATAACAAATACAATTTAAGTAAAGAGTATCAGTTTGATATAACCGTAACTGATAACACCTATGCAGGTAAATTAGCATTGCCCTATGTAACGGCTGCAGTTAAAAGTCCTGACACAGTTGCAAAAGGATATGTAAGACAAATAGACGGTTTAAATAGAAAAGCAGTAATATCTAACTTAGGAATTTCTGACCCTATTGTTGCTGCTGCTTGTTCGTTTAGCTCCTCAAATGACACATCATTAACTGAGCAAGTTTTAACACTTACTGACCTAAAAGTAAATGAAGAAATTTGCAGAGGAACAGTATTCCCAACATGGATTGGCGAAAATATGGATAGAAATGGTAACTTACCAGGAACATTTGCAGACTTCTTATTAGCTTCTGTTGCTGCAAAAGCAGGTGCTCAATTAGAAAACGGTCTTTGGGTTTCAAATACTGCAGGATTGTTCGGTGCAGGTTTCTTATCAAATGACGGAGTGTTTGACCAAAATGGTCTTAATGCTTCAGCTTGTGCTGACTTTACACAATCAACATTAAACTCAGGTGCTGCAACTACTAACGCTAATATCGATGATGCTTTAGCAACTGTATTTAATGCTGTAGTTGGTTCACATCCTGGATTAATTGACAAACCTGATTTTGGATTCTATATGAACAACAAAATGTACGGATTTTACGGACAGTTTTTAACAGCTTCAGGAACTGGGCAAGGTATTAATATGAGAGGTTCAGACCAAGGTATTGAGGGTTTAACATATTTAGGCTACCCCATTTTTAGATGCCCTGGTATGCCAGATGATGCTATTGTTGCAACATATAAAGAAAATATGGTATTTGGAACTAACTTAGCAACTGACTGGACAGAAGCTAGATTAATCCCAACGTATGAATATGATGGTTCTGACAACGTAAGAGTTGTAATGAATTTTGCAGTAGGTGTGCAAACAGCGGTGAAAACTGACGGAGTTGTTGGTTGCATATTCTAAAATAACCTTAAATGGGTGGTTGAAATATACCACCCTTTTATTAACTTTTAATAAATAATAATTATGGCTTGTAATTTAACAAGAGGGCGATTAGTAGATTGTAAAGATCAGATAGGTGGTTTGAAAGCTATCTATATTTGTAAAGGATTCAACAACAATATCTCTGCTGTTGCAACTATAAACACTACTGAAATGACTACTGCAGGTTTTGCTACTTGGAGTGGACAATCAGGTGGTGCAACTACAGTATTTAAGTATGACTTAGTGCCTAACTTATCTAGTATGACAGTTAACATAAATTCTGATAATGCTAATGGTACTACATTCTTTACACAAACACTATCTGTAACACTACAGAAGATAGACCACGACATGACTAATGAACTTAGATTAATGGCTTATTCAAGAGCTCAAATCTTTGTACAGGATGAAAACGATAACGTGTTTTTATTAGGTATTGATAATGGTTGCTATGTAACTGGTGGAACTGTAGTAACTGGTGCTGCTAAGGGAGATATGACAGGATATACTATAGAATATGGTGCAGAAGAAAGAAATGCTTTAATTCAGTTACCTGCAACTGCAGGTGCTGCAACAGCTAAATATCCGTTTGACGGTTTAACTGATGAATCAGCATTAACTATTACAGTAGGTACTTAATCGCTACTCAATATATGAAAAAGAAAGGGGTTTAATTACCCCTTTTTTTGTACACTAAAAAACAATAACTTAACTTTTATATTTATAATAAAGATATTATGGCTTGGAAACTAAAAAAAGAATGGGAAGGTAAAAGCATTGACAGTTTAAACATACCTTTAGATAATCTAACACAAAAGCAAATAGCAGGACTAAATGAAAGCGTTAGAGATGCTTTATTTGTAAAAGAACAACCTAAAAAGAAAAACAAATATGATTCAGTTAAGTAGGTCAAATTCTACGACTACAAATAACTTTTATTTAAATCTATTTGATAAAATGACGAATACTGACTATTCGCCTTTGATTAGTTTAACCAGTCAGTTAACAGGTAAATCAAAAGTGTTTAGACCTTTATCAGTTGACACAACAAATAAAGATAGGTATATTAAGCTATCTTTTCAAATTTTAACTTCTTCGGCTTCTGAAGATTTAACAGGTGGTAAGGCTTTTTTAGGTAGTAAAGACTATCCTTTAGGATTTTACGATGTAGTAATATATCAAAATAACAATAACACAAATTTAGACCCTGATAATGCAGTTAAAAGAGTATTTACAGGATTAGCTAATTTAAGTGCAACAGATGCGGTCAAACCTGTTACATATACAGAATATACAACTAACGATTCTGATACAGAAAGCGTTTACATAACAATATAATTATGAATTTAAACTTAGTAAAATTATCACATTATAATATACCGCATTTGGTTGAAAAATATAATCAAGATTGGGTTAGTTTTGGAGAAGATAACCTTTATCCTAATTATTTGCTAGAGCTATTCTTAGGTAGTGCAATTAATGGTGCATTAGTTAAGTCAATAGGAGCAATGATTTATGGAGAAGGATTAGCAGCAACAAATGCAGATGATAATACAGATACTAAAGAATCATTCTTGAGATTAAATGAATTATTACACAATTCTGACGATGATGTGTTAAAAGACTTAGCTTTAGACTTAAAATTGTTCGGTGGTTGTTATGTTAACGTTATTTGGAGTAGAGATAGAAGCAAAATAGCTAAACTAGCACATATACCTGCTCAATTTATTAGATCAGGTAAAATGATTGACGGTCAGGTAGATACTTATTACTATTCTGCTGATTGGTCAAGATATAAGAAGGGAGAATACAGACCTAGAGCTTATGCTGCCTTTAACACCGAAGATAGAACACAAGCTAGTCAAATCTTAATGATTAGAGAAAAAAATCCTGCTTTATTTTATGGATTTGCCCCTGATTATATTGCTGCTACAGATTGGATTCAAATGGAATTAGAAATAGCACAATTTCACTTATCTAATATAACATCAGGCATGACCCCTTCGATGCACGTCTCCTTTAACAATGGCGTACCCACACAAGAAGAAAGAAGAACTATAGAAAGACAATTAAATCAAAAATTTGCAGGTAGTGGAAATGCAGGTAAGATACTTATCACATTTAATGACGGTACAGAAACAAAGCCAACAATAGAGCCTATTCAAATGAATGATGCTCAAAATGCGTGGGTAGAAATGCAGAAAGCAGCCGTTAATAATATATTAGCAGGGCATAGAGTAACATCACCAATCCTATTTGGAATACGAACAGAGGGTGGTGGATTAGGTAACAATGCTGATGAACTTAGAGATGCGTACAGTCTATTTAACAATACAGTTGTTGTTCCCTTCCAAAACGTGCTTTTAAAGGGATTAGAGAAGATATTCGCTGTTAATGATATAAACCTAGATTTGTACTTTAAATCGCTTAAACCCGCTGATTTCATTGATTTAGATGTTGTTAAGACACAATCAGAAGAAGACCAAGAAAAAGAAGGTGTAACAAAAGAAGATATACAAGAAGAAAATTTAAAGCACGAATTTAAAGATTTACAAGACATAGACACTAAACCTACTAGCGGAATGATTGAAGAAGCTAAAAAGGGTTTAGAATGGCGTAGAGAACACAATAGAGGCGGAACACAGGTTGCTGTTGCTCGTGCCACAAACATTAAAAACGGTGATAACCTTAGCTTTGATACTATTAAAAGAATGAATAGCTTTTTTGCTAGACACGAAGTAGATAAAAAAGCTGAAGGTTTTTATCCTGGTGAAGAAGGATATCCTAGTGCAGGACGGATTGCGTGGAGTTTATGGGGCGGTGATTCAGGACAATCTTGGGCAGCTAAAAAAGTTAAAGAAATAGAAGGTGTTAGAGATGATTTATCAGATGATGAGTTTGATGTATTATTAGAAAATCTAAAGGGTGAAAAAATGGATTTAGATAAGTGGGAGATTGTAGATGAACAAGATGAGGGTGCTATAAAAGATTATGAAGAATGGGCAGGTGATTTAATCAGAAAAAAAGAAAACTTTGCAGATGAAATTAAAAGCAAAGAGGATTTGCCAAGTCAACTAGATAAATCATATTATAGAGTACGTTTTAAATATTACAGAAAAAATAAAAGAGCAAATAAAAAAGGAAATGGTTCAAGAAGATTTTGCCAAAATATGATGAGATTATCAAACGCAGGTTTTGTATATAGGTTAGAGGATATAGATAAAGCAGGTAGAGAAGGTGTAAACAAGCAATTAGGTCATAAAGGTAAAGCGTATTCGCTTTGGAAATTTAAAGGAGGAAGGTGGTGCAAACATTCCTGGAGAACGATGCTTTATAGACTAAAAGAAGGAACAGAATTAAAAGAAGGACAAAGTTTAGATGATGACTATAAAAAAGTAGATAGCATACCTAAAAGCTATAAACCAAGACCAAGAGGTATAGATATTGCAGAGGGTGTAGCAAACAAATCAAATGGTTATTATAAATATCCAGGAACAAAATAAATTAAAATATGGCAATACAACATACATTATATATATCAGCAACTAGAATAAAAAAAGACACTGCTTTAGGTGGTTCTGTAGATGACAATATCATTATGCCTTATATACTATTGGCACAAGATATGTTTATTTTACCTGTTCTTGGAACTGATTTAGACGCTAAACTAAAATCAGATATACAAGGAGGTTCATTAACAGGTGATTATAAAACACTTGTAGAAACATATATACAACCTTCATTAGTGCAATTTGCATTTGCAGAATTAGCACCATTCCTTAGATTAAGATTCGTTAATAATGCAGTTGTTATTATGACCGCAGGAGAACAGGGAGATAGTGCTAGTTATGAAGATATACAACCTTTAATTAACCGAGCAAAAGACGCAGCAGAATTTTATAGAGAAAGATTAATTGATTATTTGCGTTATAATACAAGCTCATTTCCTGAATACACTAGTAATACTGGAGCTGATCTTGACCCTCATACAGAAAACTATTTTGCAGGAATAAACTTAGATGTTAACGTACCTAGAAGCAATAGATTAAAGGGCTTTTTACAAGGTGCAGATATTACTATATATGGCTGTTAAAGAAAGAAGAACATATCCAAGTAGTTTGGAGAACTTTAAAAAGCTAAAAAATTATATTAAAAAATTAAAAAATGGCAGGACAAAGACTCACATCAAAAACCGCACTCACACAACAGGTAGGTAGTGGCGATTTATTAATGGTCGTAGATTCAAACGATACTACAGGCTCAGCACAAGGAACTTCGAAGCAAATGGATTTTAAATACCTTTTGCAAACAGATAAGATTTCTGTTAGCAATGCCGAGGTCTTAGATTTAGATGCTAACGAAAAAGTATTAGTAGGTGCATTGAGTGGTTATATGGTAAATGTTTTTAGTGTTACTGTTTTAACAACTTATGCAGCTTCAACTGAAAGTGCTAGAAAAGCATTAATTTTTGGATTTGATGATAGTAGTGACACTTATTATTGGGCTGTAATGCCTAGTATGATGGATAGTATTACTTTTGATGGCACTTATGTTGCACAAGCAAAAGACTCTTTAACATTACCAACATTAAACGCATCAATTCTAAACAAACCCTTTGTTTGTTGGGCGGAAGGTACTGGATTCAATGGTGGTTGGTCAATGGATATTTATGTAACTTATTCTTATACAAAAATAATATGATTAAATATATATTTTTATTATTGCCCTTATTTGCAATAGCACAAAATGACTTTTTTAAATATGCTACGTTTTATACTTCAATGAGTATAAACACAAGCATGGTAGAAGATCAAGATTATATAGCAGTAGATAAGGGTTATTTAGATGTCACAGAAGTTAATCCCTATGACTACAACTTAACTATAGGGCTAAGAAAAATAGCTAGATTTGATTATGAGTACAAAGTTAAAACGTGGTATTACGGTACTGAAAAAGCTGTTGCAGACAATGTTACTATTGGTAATAGCGTTGGTTGGGAGTATCTATTTAATTATTCATTTATACGTAATCGTGGTGATAAATTTACTAATTCAGATTTTTGGTTACGATATTTGGGAGAAAGATGCGTAACAAAAGCACAGATAAAAAATGATGAAAGACGTAATTTAGAATTTTATTCTTTTGACACTAGATTTAGATTACAGAAAGGGAACTTTGACTTTACACTAGGTGCAGTTGCTAGACAGCATCCAGTATATCATATATTACCAATACAAGATTTTTGGGTTAGCGGTGAAAACACCTTTAATGACTTAGCAGAAGATTTCGGATATTCCACACAATATGTGCAAGGTAATTGGCACTGGTTTAATAACGGTGAATTAATAGCAACTTCAAATGATGAGTTTTACAAGCATTATTTCGGTGAAGCTATAGCTGACTATAACCAAGAGCAATTGGATGCGTTAGGAGGCGTTTATGAGCTTTCTGCGGTTGTTGGTGTTGCTTATTACAAGTACACTAATGAAGCATGGCTACATACTTGGGTTAATTTAATGCCTTTACATTACGGTTTAAGTGAATATAGCCACGAATATAATAATGCACCTTTAGATGTTGATGCAGGTATTGTAAGTGGTTGGAGAATAACTAAGCATTTAGGTGTGTTTGTAGAAGGTACATATTTAAACTATTGGGAGAAACCAATATATGAATGTAAGCTAGGGTTTAACTATTTAATTTTTTAACAATGTATAGAATAATTACTTTATTATTATTTGTTGCATCATTTGGATTTGCACAAGATTATGATTTTCAAGAACTATGTATAGAATGTGCAGAATCAGAAGGTTATTATTGCGGTGATGACCCGAGTAATTGGACTCAATATGCACCTAATGGATGCGTTATAAATCAATGGTTAAATGATGGATGGTTAGATTGTGTAGATGGGTCGGACGAGAACGGGGCAGTGCCGACCTCTCCATTAGACTGTGCTCCACCAATACCTGAATGTGATACTGTATTTATTGAAATACCTTTTATAGAATGGATATATGACACGGTTGAAGTAGAAGTACCGTTTTATATATACGAAACAATTATACAATTAGACACAATAATAGAAACAGAATATATTACACAAATAGTAATAGATACCGTAGAGATAGAAACATTAGTACCTGAATATATATATATAACTGACACTGTAATGGTATATGAAGATATATTGGATACTTTATATGTAGATGTGATTGAAGAAGTAGAAGTGATTGTGTTTGATACAATAATAGAAACACAATATGTTGAGATTCTAGTTACTGATACTGTTATAGAATATGTGGAAATAATAAACACAGAATATATAGACTGCGACACTGGAATGCCTTGTAATTCAGCAATTCAAGAAGTAGTGGATAAATCAAAAAATACTGGTTTAATTTACAACCTTAAAGGACAGGCGATTAAGGTTCGTGAAGGTCTATACATTGAAAATGGTAAAATAAAATATAAATTATAATTATGGAAATATTTAAAAACGATAACATTTGGAATGAAAAAGCAATAATAGGATTTGTTGCTTTTATAATAATGTGTATAATAATGATAGCTGATCTACTGACAGGGTGGATAGGAAAAGACTTAGTAATAAATGAATTTGTTTACGATTCTTTTGTATGGGTTGTTTTAGGTTGTTTTGGAATTAGTGGAGTAGAAAAGTTTAGTAAAAGTAACTGTAAAGATTGCCCTAAAAAATGAAAGAACTTTCCGAAGAATCCAAATTTGAAGTAAGCCTAAAAACGTTAGGTGGAATAGCAGTATTAATAGCTACATTAGTCGGTATGTGGTTCACACTACAAGCTGATATTGAAGAAGCTAAACTTCTTCCTGAGCCACCGCCACCTGAAGTTACTAAAATGGAGTTTGATATGAAGGATAAAATGATACGTCAAACTATAATGACAACACAAGAGGATGTTCAAGAAATAAAGGAAGATATGAAGTATCTTAGGAATAAACTAGACGAAATGCAATGAATATAAGCACGTTTCTATATATACTAATGATGTTGTTATTCTTTTTTGTTGGAATAGCTAGTGGACAAGAATTTTTAACAGAAGCTAATTTTAACGATAAAACAGCTAAGGATATTGTAGCGGTGGAATTTTGGGTTGATTGGAACAGCAATAATCAATTTAACGAATTAGAAGAATTAAAAGACTGTCAAGCATATAGAGTAGATATAGCACGTTTTCCTAGTTTACAAAACAAATATGAAGTAGCTTCAATTCCTGTTATTATTATATTTGAAAGCGGAGAAGAAAAACAACGCTTTTTGCCTAATATAATGTTTGAATTAGATGCAACAAAAAAGGATATACAAAAGAGTATAGACCAATTGATGATAGCTAAATTTAATTAATGAGATTAACTAAGAATTTTACATTATCAGAACTCACAAAATCTAATACAGCATTAAGATTAGGTATAGATAACACACCAACGAAAGAAGGTATAATAAAATTGAGACTGTATGCCACGGAAATTCTACAACCCCTCCGTGATGTTCTTGGGGCTATCCGAATAACAAGTGGCTACAGGTCTCCACAGCTTTCAGAAGCAATTGGTTCATCATCTAATTCACAGCATTGCAGATATGAAGCGTGTGATATGCAATTTGTTAAACGTGGTAAAATGGACAATCTTAAAATATATAATGCTCTTATAGATTTAGATTTAGATTACGACCAATGTATATTAGAATTTGGTGATAGCACAGCTAATAAAGACCCACGCTATCCTGCTTGGATTCACCTTAGCTGGAAAATAACTGACAACAGAAGGCAAACATTAGTGGCATATAAAGATGATAATAACAAAACTAAATACAGACCTTTAATTGAATATAAATCATTATGAGTATTATAGGAAAAATATTAGGTGGAGATGTATTAAAGAATGTTAATATGATTGTTGATAACGTTATAACCACTGATGCCGAGAAGAAGGAATTAAAGATTAAATTTAAAGAAGTTTTAGCTAAAGCAGAAAGCAACGCACAAGAACAAGTTACTAGGCGTTGGGAAGCGGATGCAAAAGCAGGATGGTTACCTGCTAACATACGCCCCTTAACTTTAGCATTTTTAACTATGATATTTGTAATAATATCATTTTTTGATGGCAATGTAGGAGGATTCAGTATGAACCCAATATACGCACCAATTTATACCAATCTTTTAATGGTAATATATGGTTCTTATTTTGCGGGTAGAACGATTGAAAAAATTAAAAAAGCATAAAGCAATTAAAAGAATATAGACTTAGACTAACAAAGTCAGAGCATGACTTAGTAAAAGAATTACGCCAATCCGAAGGCAACTCATTAAATAACGTTCTTGTTATTGGTGATTTACACGAACCATTCTCATTAGATGAATACTTAGAATTTTGCATATCCAAATATGATGACTTTGATTGTAATGAAGTGGTCTTTATTGGTGATGTTATAGATAATCATTATGCTAGTTATCACGAAACTAACGCAGACGGAATGGGCGGTGCAGATGAATTAGAATATGCAATACAAAGAATAGCACGTTGGTATAAAGCATTTCCTAAAGCAACAGTAATTATCGGGAATCATGATCGTATGGTTATGCGTAAAGCACAAACAAGCTCAATACCTAGTAAGTGGATTAAGAGCTATAAGGAAGTTTTAGAAGTGCCTGGTTGGAACTTTGTTGAACGCTATGTAAAAGACGGTGTGCAATTCTGTCACGGTGAAGGTGGAACAGCAAGAACTAAATGCAGAGCAGATATGATGAACACAGTACAAGGACACTTACACACACAAGCATATTGTGAGCATTATGTAGGTCAAAACTTTAGGGTTTTTGGAATGCAAGTTGGTTGCGGAATTAATCACGAAACCTATGCAATGGCTTATGCTAAGTATGGAAAGAAACCAGCTATAGGTGCTGGTGTCATTTTGAATAATGGAAAATTACCTATAAATTTGTTAATGGAGTTATAACTAAACTATAATATATGGGAAAGCATATTTACAGTGAGGATTTAAAACTAGGAGCATATTATACTTATGATAAAAACAATAAAAAAGTATATGATATTAAAAGTATGCGAGTAGAGTTTAAAGAATTAATAAAGAAATTGAAAAAATAGATAGCACCTGTAAGCAGGTTTTAATTCGTCACCAATCTGCAGTGAGTTTAATGCGGGTGCTATTCTATTGTCTAATTAATCCATTCTTCGTATTCTTCAGGACTCCCATAATCAAACAACGGTATGCTATATTCCTTAACGTGAGCGTACTTCATTTCACCGTTACTTTTAGTATAGCGTGTTTCTACTTTTATATTTTCAGAATGTATATCTATTCCTGCTCTGCGTAAGTCCCTTATAACACCCTGCAAATCCATTATTCCTAATTCAATCATTGCTTTGCGTGTTGTTAAATCGCCTTGTGTTCTTAGGTAGTCATAAACAATCTGTTTATGCGTACCTGGTTTAAATTCATTCATAGTATTTAGTTAAATAAGTTTTTGTAAAAATCTTCCGTTTCTTTGTCGTGAACGCCAATGACTTTAAAGGTGCTATCATCTTTATATAATTCAGCTAGTAATATGTCTAGTTGTTTCTTAGTACCTTTAAATTGTATTGCTCCGTAACAGTACTTTACATCTGATGCTTCAACGCCTGTCAATCCTGGCACATCCGCCATTATGTTAAAGTCACCTTTTCCTAAAATTTTATAATCTTGTATCATATCTCTATTGGTTTACAATGTTCTAAGCAATCAGAACATATATCGGTTAATACTATGTTAGCAGAACAGCAATTAGATACAATTTCTTTCTTCTCAAATATCCAAGTAAAATCTAGTCTACCGTTTACTAATTTATATTCAGGATTATTAGCTTCAAATAATACTGCTCTTTCCATTCCTTGTGGAGTAGTTGTGTCTATATACTTAATGTTCATATTAGTTTATTTAAGATGTTAGTAATTGATTGTAATTTATCTTTTTGAACCTTTAAAGCGTCACTATACATATTAACCTCAGATACATTGCTGCAACCGTTTAGTCTTTCTGTATAATACTTAATACGTTCTTGTGTACTAATTCTTGATTCTATTAAAGAGAACTCTAGTGTTACTCTTTCTCCGTTTTGTAAATTTAATGTTTTCATAGTTATATATATTTTTATTTAATTTCACACACATCAGATTCATAATGATCTGTATTCATTTGTTCTAATTCTTGATATCCTAATTCTTCATCATAATATCCGCTATTTAGTTGTTCTTCTACTTCTTGTAGACTGTTGCCCTTTACTACTATATGTGTAGTATATGTTCTTGTTTGTGTTATTTCGAATGTTTTCATAGTTTAATTGTTTTGTTTACACAAATATATAAAATAATTTTAATAACCAATACATATAATATAAAAAAAACTTTATAAGTTATTAACATTTTAATTGTTAATAAGTATTAAATTAATTTGTTTGGATATTAAAAAACATTTATTATTATTGTGGTATAATTTAAAAATATATAATTATGAACGATGAATTAAGAGAAGTAATAAGATATGCGATGTACAGGTGTGAGATAAACAAAAGAGAGTTA